AGTTTCCACGAAACCAACCGGAGGAGCGAACTTCAGAGGAGAGACCACTTCACGCCCATCCTCGAGAATAATAGCAGACCCGGTTCCCGGATCATCAGTCCACCCCGCCTTGACGGCAAGATCATGAAAATTATCCACGACAGGTTTAGCCTTAGAGCCGTAGGGAGGAACGACCTCCACTTTTACAACGGGCTCAGTAGTCTTATCACGGGCAGCCATAGAACACCTCAGAATGTGAACGAGTTACCTTTGGGAGAAACAAGACGACGCGCGCCAATAGAATGGCGAGCATGAACATACACAGAAGCCTGAACGTCAGGGCTGATAGCAAACACCCGATCCGTAGGCTTACAACTCACAAAACTTGAATTAAGAGCAGGGTTAGAGCCGAATAAACGACCAAGATGCCAGAAATCCAGTACAGATGTACGAAATTCACCAGACACTCCACTTTCAGACCTGCGGTACTCATCATAACGGTCCTGATAACCGAATGTACCACCGGGCTCAGGATCACCCGCGAACACTTCACGATTTTTGATTTCCTGTTGACCGATGTGTTCGAGCTCTTTTTGCCAATAATCATACTTAGTCGGCTTATGCCACATCCGCTGAATACCATTAGCGTAAATCGTCTTAGGACGAATAGACAGAAGAGTGAAGAGCAACCCATGCTCTTCAAAGAACTTCCGAAACCGATTAGATTTCAGCGCTGAAATACCGTGACCGTACATTTGGCCAACGGGTTGAGTGTCGTAGGTAGCGGTTTGGAGGACTTCGGAGAACTGAATGGTTTGACGGCCACCTCCGAGGTACTCCGGACGCTGCAACCGAGCATCAGAGGAACGAACACCAAGAGCACGAAGATATTCCGAATACCGAGAACCATAGCGAGCACGAGCCTCTTCAAAGCGCTGAATAGCCAGACTTTCGCGCAACTGATTAACAGTCACACCAGAGACAGCGGCCAGATCAGCATAGATTTTTGGACGAACGGTAGAAGAGTTGGGACCGTCAGTTTCACCACGCCAAGACAGACCACTCTCACCGAGAGCAGACATATACGGATAGGTCGGATCAGACCCATCAGTTTCACGCACCGTAACGTTAGTCGTGATATTCCCAGACGCACCAGTTAGACCAATACCTTTGACGGGAGCATCACCAACAATAGGAATAGAGACTTGGGGGCCTTTTTGCTCCCACGGACGAGAAGAGGTAAAATAATCCTTTTCCCAACAAACATTTTGAAGGGCAGTAGCAGTAACGTCGTCGTTACCATTACCAGTAAAGATATCAGCTTTTGTTTGCAGATCCTGATCCCGATACCATTCATTCCAGATAAGCTGATAACCGCGAACAGGGAGGGCAGAGTGAGACCCATTATAACCGGGTGGAAGACCAAGATGATCAGCAAGACCACCCACAGCAGGACCATCGCCAGACCAAGTGATAGTAGGAGTATTAGGAACGGATGTACCATCTGGACCGCCAGTAATGAACGGTTCCCAGTTAATCCACATAAGACGATTGGGAACGAACCAATGATGAATACGAACCTGCACAGGATGCATGATCGGAGCATTCAGAGGAGACATACGAACGAGAGCAGTAGTATTCATCTGAATACTATCGCCCGGCAGGACTTCCGAGAGACCAATAGGAACCAACTCACCCATGTTACACGTCAGGAGCTTGGTATACGAGAGATTATGCTTAGACCTTTTCATAGGACTTCCCTTTTCTTGAACAGTTTTAGACGAGCTTCTTGCGAAGCAACATCACCAGCAGATTGATTAGTTAACCAGTCCGAGAACTTCCCTTCCTTCCTTTCCGCCCACCATTCTTCCCGCAGAACCGACAATTCAACAGAAGCTTTTTCCAGAACTTCAACAGGGGCTTTTTCATCACGACCTACATAGGTACGGAGTTTTTTACGCAAGTAACGACCGAGAGGCATAGGAGACTTGCCATAGTTAAGAGCTTGCGGAACGTCAACAGCAGTATCGAGAACATTATGAGCCAACATGGAGGACGCAACATCCCACATTTGATTGGCACCAATACCCGGACGGAGAGACATACGGCAGAACTCAGGAGGCCGACCTTTTAGACGCTTGTCATCAGGCGAAGTCATCTTCTTGACAGTGTAACCAGCAACATAACCAGCAGAAGCCTTAGTAACACCCCCAATAAAGATCGCGCCAAATCCCCAAGTTTCACCAACGAGACGACAGTTTTCACAGCAGGATTTCCAGCTTTCAGCATCATTAGGACGGGTTTTAGTGAGACCACGAAGACAACCATTCCACCCGAATAACATAATATGATAATGGGGCCGCTCACGGACGGTCCCATATTCACCAACGGCATAGAAACGAACCTTTAACGGTTCAATACGACGACGGAACTTTTTTAACCAGAGCTGTAGCTCCGAAGGCATTAAAACACCCACACCGTTTTTAGTAGGTAGATGCTTATCATCATACGTCAGAGTAACGAAACACTTATCCTTCACGCCAGCAGCTTCCAGCATGATACGATGTGTCCACAAACGACGACGATTAACACGACAGGGCATACATTGTCCGCAACCATAGGCGGCCCCTGTTGTGATATAGGGCTTGCGACACATCATCGGAAATTACATCCGATAACCGATGCGTACACGGCCGGCACGACCGCGCCGCCCACGACGCTTCTTGAAAGAGCGACGACCACGACGATACCTCATTTTATCTCACCTCCTTTCTTACCGATAATAACCTTTGACCTTACGACCAGCATTTTCCCACCAATTGATAGTAGGAGACGCCTCACGTTGACCCATGTAGGTCAGGTCAGAAGCAAGAGCTGGGACACCGACGACAGCTTCACCCGGATCGCCATAGTGAGATTGTGCAGTATCAGCCAGACCCGGATTAGCGACCAGCATACGAGTTACACCATTGGCATCACGAATAGGCATCAGGGTAACAGAGGTATCCTTTGGAACAGTAGTAACACCACGAATAGGGGAGAGAAGATTATCCTTACCGCCAGAAGTAATACCTTGAGCGGGAGGAGATAGTTCACGGGCAACTTTGAGCTTTTGCAGCTTCAGCAGATCATTTTCCAGTTTGCCACGTTCAAGAGCCAGAGCAGTACCAGCGATAGAAGCACGCTGCGGAGCAGTCTTATTGACCATTACAGCACGATCGATATTTGCACCCATGTCACCGAGCGCAGCACCAAAGTCAGGGGTACCAGCCATGACGGGAGAATAGTTAAAGGGTTGCATACCGAGGGCAGCCATAGGATGAACGCCAGCAGCTTTAGCATCAGCAACCTTCCACTGGACACCTTCTTGAGCGAACTCTTTTTGCATATCCATTTGCTTATTGGCTTGACGATTACCGAGGATACCAGAGACGACAGAACCAGCAAGACCGAGAAGAGGACCGAACATTTAACACCCAATTTTAGACCAGTAATTCCGGTGTTTGGCACCAGCACCATTTGTCCGTTTGAGCGCGAAGAGAACCTCACGCCGCTCTTTACGACGAACACAGATCGCAGTTTGCGAAGGAACATTGAACACAGGGGAATACCACTTCCGAGGCTTAGAGGCAGTAGACTTGCCAACATTAAACGACGGAGAGCGGAGGACGAGCTTGGGCTGGACGAGATAGCCACGAGCAGGACGGAGAGGGCCGAGCGGATGATAGGTGCGCCGGTCTTCGACCTGGCGAACAGGATTTATCCGTGGCCGAGCCAGCCGAGGACGAGGCCGAGGAGATAGGACGACAACACGACGAGGGACAGAAGACGGAAGAGGGACATCACGACGCTTAGACCTCATTTTGTGTCACCTAGCATAGTAGCCATCAAGAGAGGCTACTATGCGAGGTATACAAGGAGGACGACGGGCACGTCAAGACCAAGGGTTGGAATTGCAACACAGGGTAGCGATTTGAGAGATATTCGCGTTGCATTAAACATTCGTAGAGAAGGACAAACCTTGGGGAGACGTTGCCCAGCGGGTTACGGGCGTTCCACGCCCTCCACGCGAAGCACAGCGGCCCTCCGGGCGTGGGGGCCCCTGCCCCACTTCTCCGGGCCGACCTGCCCACAGAAACCGCGTCTACGACGCGCTATGGGCAGGCGTCGGGCCTACTCGGCCCGCCGAAAGAAAGCGCCGAGAAAAGAAAGAGGCCCCGGATGAGGGGGCCTCAGTTGCCTACGCCTTGACCGGGGGCTCAGGAGGCGCAGGAGGAGAGACGACGGGCTCCGGAGCATTTTTAGGGACCTCCGGATACTCATCAATCAGAACGAGCTCGTAGCGCGAGTGTATTTCACTGTCAACATCCTCAGGGAAATCATTAAGCTCTTCCTCAGTGTCAATTTCATCATCACCACGAAGAGCTAGCTCCTTCGCAATCAATTCACGGAGCATATCGCGCACAGGAGTAGTTTCCACGAAACCAACCGGAGGAGCGAACTTCAGAGGAGAGACCACTTCACGCCCATCCTCGAGAATAATAGCAGACCCGGTTCCCGGATCATCAGTCCACCCCGCCTTGACGGCAAGA